AAATTCTTCACAATATGCCGGTACATAGGTTAACTTTAATGGTTCAACTATTATTATTCCAGCTTTACGAAGTATATATAATATTATGGATACTAGTGAATTTAATATCCTTAATACAGCATTTACCATCGGAAAAGATGGATACCCATTTATTGGGACTGTTGATTTTTTATATAAATTAACTTATGAAGTAGATTATACTAAATAGAGTTATAAAACAGTTTCTAAAAACGCTGTTGGATTTTTAGACTATGATGATATTCTATTGGGCGGCAACGCTATTAACCTTGCTCATATGAAATATAAGCAAGAATATACAGATAGCACAACTGGCGATATAGTTAAACAAAGGATTACTGGGATTAAAGAAGCTATTATTGATTCTGACCCGGGGACTGAAATTGAAGTTACAATAACTCAACAAGGTAATGAAGGACAATCTACTGAGTCTGTAACACAAACAGTATATATAAATGAAACTGGAACATTACATTTAGATACGTTATAGGAGTCTAGTATAATTACTTCTTTAAAAATCAAAGGATTACCAACTGGAGATCAAACTAATCCATATAGAAAGCCAGATATTTTAATATATTATTTTGCAACAGTAAAGACAGAATATTTTAAGGCGGTTAAGAAATGAGTTTACCAATTTTTTTAAGTGATACACATTTTCTTTCTCAACTAGATAGAATATCGGTTAAAGAAGAATATGTAAGAATTACTGTTCTTGATTGGCGCGAAAATCCTATTCAAGAGATACAAGGAATTGTAATAAACGGTAGTGTTAATTTAGATGGTAACTCTTCAATGCGGCGGACCGCTTCTTTAACGGTATTTGCAGAATAGTAGAAGAATGATTTACAAAATATAAATTCTCTTTTCGCTATTAATAAGAAATGTAAAATAGAGAAGGGAATTAAAAATACTGTCCCGCCATATTATAATGAACCAACAAATGAGTTTATTGATTATCAAGAAGCTTATGGAGATATTGTATGGTTTCCATTAGGTATTTATGTAATGTTTAATCCAGCCATTTCTCATCAAATGACTGGAGTAAACATTTCTATGCAATTAAAAGATAAGATGTGTCTTTTAAATGGAGATTTAGGTGGACAAATACATTCTCCAGTAGAATTTAGTGTTAAAGATGAAGTATATGATAATAATGGGACAAGTATAACAAAGAAATATACACTTATATATGATATAATAAAAGAGCTTGTTAACCATTGGGGGAATGAAGATTTAAATAAAATTTTTATTACTGAGGTTCCACCAATGATTAAACAAGTTGTAAAATGGCTTGGTAAAGAACCTATATATTTAGTTTTACATTCAAAACAAACTTTTTATTTAACATATGATGAAGCTAAAAAAGAGGCGGGCGATAATTAGCAGAATATAATAACGTTATAGCCCGGCCGCGACATTGGATATATTTATACAGATTTTGTCTATCCTGGTTAGCTCTCTTGTAATGCAGGTGAAACTGTTACAAGTGTTCTTGATAAATTAATTGGTGTTATGGGTAATTATGAATACTTCTATGATGTTTAGGGTAATTTTATTTTCCAAGAGAAGAAGAATTATTTAAATATGAGTAATACTGCTTATTGGAATAAAACCAAAGATCATATGCCACAAACAAAAGAAGATTAGTCTGTATTAACATATATAGATATGCCGTATGATGATTATTTAGAAGATTTTACTCGATTAAGTAAACCTGTATACAGTTTTTCTGACAATCGGTATTTTACTTCATATAATAATACTCTTAATTATAATAATATTAAGAATGATTTTATTGTATGGGGTTCTCGTAAAATTGGGTCATCTGGTACAGAAAAAATTATTCGTTTTCATTTGTCTATTGATAGGCGGCCGCGCCATGATGGGATATATCCATCGCCAAATTAGTCTTATACATGTATATTTTATAAAGATGATTATGGTGTAGTAAGAGGTCGTTACTTTTTATCTGCATAGAGTTTAGATAAAATTTCAAATCCTATTCCATATGCTTTTTATCAAGTCGGTGATAAGTATTATTAGTATTATCCTGTTGCTAAAGAAAGCACTGTATATACAATGAAATAGTTTAGTGAAATTCAAGCTTAGACAGAAAGTGAATATCCTAAAGTGATGACTATCTCTTTTAGTAATGATGAGCAAAACTATGATTGGCGAGAGCAAATTTATTATCAAATGTTGTAGGATGAAAAGCTTGGAGCAGGTGGGAATGATTTATTCTACGATACATATTATCAATATTATGCAGAATTAAAAGAAGAGTTTCCAAAAATTTTTAATTTAGAAACCCGTACTTATAAATCTGATTATTATTCTTATCCTGATGCTATTGATTACTTTTTAGATATGATAGATGAGGATACATAGTTAGGTAAATATAGTATAAATAATATTGGAAAACGAACATTAGTTATTTCAGATAATAATGAAGGAATTAATTGTGTATTTGAGCCATAGATTCCAGATTTAGTATATGTTGTAAAAGACATGTATTCAGATCAATAGAAATAGATTTTAAATAATTTATTAACAGGATACCATCAAGAATGGATTCAAATACCAAGTTATTTATATGAGTCTATGATGACGCAAGGCGGTAAATTTAATTCTTGTTACGAAAAGATTAAAGACTTGCTTTATCAATATACCGTAATGAATTAGACAGTTTCAATTTCAAGTTTACCAATTTATTATTTATAGCCTAATACTAGAATTACTATAAATGACGATGCTTCAGGTATATATGGAGATTATATCATTCAATCAATTACTTTACCTCTTGATATTTCTTCAACAATGAGTATCAATGCTTATAAAGCGGTAAGTAAAATTTGATAAGAGGAGGTAAAAGGAGAAAATATGGCAGCTACAGAAGTAAAGCAATTAACTAATATAGGGTTATCATCGTCACCACTTACAAAACAAGACAATCTTTCAACAGCCATTTATAAAACTCAAATAATACCAGGTGGTATTGAAACATAGTAGGAATATTCTACAGATAGTTTAGTAATATATAATCTTACTAATAAAGATACATATTTTATACGTTTTCAAATAGATAGAATGACAGAAACACCAGGTTTAGAAGAACAATATTTAAATTTAATATATGATATTTGGTTAGGATCATATTCTGATACCGACCATACTTTTAATTTTGTTCAACAAATTAAAAATAATCAATAGGTTCCTTCTGGAAAAGGAGCAGGGGTATCAACAACTACAAATATAGATGTGATTTTTAATATCAATACTTCTAATATTAATAGTATTTGTATTCAATTAAATCCTATTATGTTTGATTATCAGACATCAAGAAAGTCTAATCCACGGGCGACATGGTTAAGTAATCATTGTAATGTATTTGTTTATAAAGTAAATAACTTAATATCAAATCTTAACGCAATTAAAGTTGGTATACAGACAGAGCCAGGTCGTCTTATTATTATAAATAAATAGCCTATTAGAGTAGGCAGAAGTGGAATTTATGAAATTAATAATGGACTTATAAAAGTTAAATATTTTTCTATAATTCCAGAATTAGATGCAGAAGGTGACGTAGAGGCACCGCCACCATTTATTTTAGATTATGTAAATATTAGAAATTCATAATAGAGGGAGGAGAGAATAAATGTATAGTTTTTATGGTGGACAAGAGGGACGTACATATCATATAGTAAAAACTTATCCCTCTGTTGATGATATGACACAAGATTTTAGTAGTTCTAATACCTAGATAATGTATCATCAGTATGTATTAATTGATACATCTGAAAATAACAATGGAAAAGGTATAAATAATTATGAAAATGGATTATTATACCAAAGAGGATTTAATTCAGAAGAACCACGTGTGCTTTATATTGCTCCTATATTTGATGGTGGAACTACTCCTACTAATGAAGAAGCAATAATAAATCGTTTAAAAGCTCCTGGAGCAGGTGCAATTTATAAAGGTTGTATTCGTGGTGGAGATGGGCCAGGATTATTAATAGATTAGACAACCAGTACATATCATAAAGCTTTAGATGATGATGGAAATTCTGCAAAAACTATTGTTACTGCTAGTTCTACTAGTAAAATTAATGAACAAACACAATATAAATTAGATTTTGATTTTCCTGTTCAAACTTTTTATCCTATAACAGAAACACTTACAAATTCTACTTCTGCAACTGTTGAATTAGATCCAAGTAGTACAAATCCATATTATATTAATGCCAATTTTAAAATTCCTCAAGGAATTAAAGGGAATAGTATTACTAATATTATTCCACATCAAATTCAAGTTCAAGGTACAGCAATAACAGATGGAATTACTATTACAACCGCATCTTATACAGATGGAGCTGGAACTATTAATACGACAGGTAGTACAACTTTTAATATAAATACTATTAAATCAGTTAATAAAGATGCTAATTATAATTTTATAGTTGAAGAAACTCAAGGCGGAACAAAAAATTTAGGACAATTACTTTATACTAGAGCAATTACAAGTGGATATTCTTTTGCTGATACTGACACTGTAACTACAGCAACTATTGTACCAACAAACATTGCTATTAATCCTCCTTATTCTTGGCCGGATCCAACTACAAGCAGTTTTTGTATTCAAGCTGTAGCAGGTGACCATCCTTATTTATTAGCTCCATATATTGCTCCAGGAGCTTCTTCAATTTCTGGATGGAAAGTTATACAAGATTTATAGTCAGAAGCAGATCCTTCTTTAGTTGTAGAAATAGGTGATAACAATATATCAACACAATTAAAACCACAAGGACTTCATTTTACACAATCAAATATAACTATTACTCCTTTTGGTGTGAATAAGGAGGATTAATATGAAATTTTATCAAAAGCAAATTGATCCTTCTACTGGTGAGCAAACTATTAATAATCTTAATGCTAGAAAAATAGGTATAACTATTCCAGAACGTATATATATGAAGGGTATATTATCAAATGAAAACTGGCAAGGTTTTCGGATTACTATTACTTTTTCAAATGAAGAAGAAAAAGTTTTTTATATTGGTAAAACTTTCATATATGAAACGGAAGATAGATATGAAATTTAGGATTAGAATATAATTTAGTAGACTGGATAGATTATATATGGGCCATAGATAAGTGAAATCACTTTTCCATAGATACATGCAGATTGGGCTGAAGAAGATTATATTAATAATAATCTACGTTATATTCTCGTAGATTATGTTAGGTGATAAAAGGAGGAATGATAACGAATGGCAAATTTAATTCGAGAAATTGTGCAAAAACAACCAGGCAGTACTCCTAATACAACTGTTGACATAGGAGCAAAAGGATAGAATGTTAGCCTTATAACGGGAAATGTAACTACTGTTGATGGTCCTGGTACTATTCCTGCTGTAGCTACTAATACTTCTGCTATTTATTATGATAATGTACAAGCAGAAATGTATCGAAAAGGCTATCAAATTGCAAATTTAATGAATCAAATTAACACATTTTAGGATAAGAATGTTAATTTAACAGATGATAATACAGAAGGATATACTACTTTTACTTATCCTGATGAAGATACTTGGGGAAAAACCTCTCAAACTATATAGACACTATCCGCAGCAATACCTTATTTACGACAGGCTGATCCCGGTAATTCTACAAAAACAATTCCCTATCCTAGTGATATAAATAGGGAAGTAATAGGAGAAGATACTTTACAATCGTTTGCTCAAAAACATAATGCTTTTTATAATGATTTTATAAATGCCCAGAGTAATAAAGATGAAGAATTAATTGAACGTTATTATACTCGAAAGGAACATTATAAAGTATATAATTCTAAAATTAAACCTTGGAGAGGTTATCCTATTTTTAAAAATAGTACAGTAGAATTTAATGGACATATGAGGTATCAAGTTTTTACAGGCAACGTTACAACAGAGACTAAAGAGGTTACTAAGACTTTTGGTGAAATAGGTGGTAGTGGTCGTTGGGGTTCTAACTCAATAATAATTCAATCTTCTTATAACGGACCTATTATCACAGGAACTTCTTTTCAAACTACTTTACTAGACGAAGAAAGTTCATCAGATTCTCCAGCAAATTTACCAACTGCCCCAGAAGGATATAAATGGGATTGTGTTTTTGTAAGAGGTACTACAAATGAGAACAACTCTTATTAGTTATGGTAGACACTTGATGGATACCATATTTTTAATGGATTAATTTCTTCTTCTTCTTTTTCTTAGACTCTTAATGTTAATATAAATATACCAAATTTATATAAAGGTACTTCTTTTGATAATTTTTCAAAAGCTTATCAAAATAGAGCGCATTTTAGTGCTATAACTTTAAATTCAAATTATAATAACTGGGACGAAGATGCAGGAGGAGAATATTTATATGGAAATATGTCTACAACCCATACTATAGGAGATGCTTTAAATTTAGATAATTTACCTGTAAAAATGGTTTTAATTGCTAATAATAATTCTACTACACCATCTTATAAATACCTTTATACAAGAATTGGAGAAACTAATCAGAAAGGCGGCCATAGTGGTTATTTTTCACCTTCTTTTACTCAAAATGGTACAAAAAATAATCCGTAGGATAGTTTAACTTTAAAACTCAATTGTTACTATTCAGGTGGCGATGCTACTCTTGAAGGAGGAGATTATTTTCTTGATCCTAGCACAAATTTATCTAATCAAGCAAGCGTTGGAATAGGTAGTTGTGCATTAAAAGCTAAAAATTTCTTTGTTACACTTTTTTATAATCAACCTTTTACTTATGCTGAATATGTTTTAATTAAATCAGATGAAACTAATCAGTTTGATTGGTTTGAACAACCAAATATTAATCCTTCAAAAGGAAATGAAAGTTTTTAATTATTAATAATTGACAATCTTAAAAATTTTGTTATAATCAAAGTATGATAAAAAATTAACAACTCAGAAAGATTATAACAATTATGTATACAATTTCAATAGACCTCGCTACAAAAAGCACAGGTATAGCAATATATAAAGACAAATCTCTCCTTGGATACTCATGTTTACAAGAGTCATCCACAAATCTTTATAAACGTATCCAAGGAATGATTTTACAAATAAAACAGTTTATCCTCAAGTATAATATTCCTTCTAACGAAGTCTCACACCTTATCCTTGAAGAAGTTCGTCCAGATAATACGAGTGGAAACCTTGCAACACATCGCGCTCTTATGCACATGCAAGGTTGCTTAATGCTTATGTTATATGCATCTTTTCCAAAAATTAAAGTAGATTATCTTTACCCTTCAGAATGGCGGAAAGTGTGCGGAATAAAACAAGGACGCGGGGTGCGGCGGTAGGAACTTAAACGGTAGGATATATAGTGGGCATAGAACACTTTCAACATTAACCTTAATGGTAATGATGATATAGCTGATGCAATCGGCATTGGATATGCTTTTATAAACAAATAAAAGGCTCGGTGAAATTAATCACCGAGCCTTATTTTTTTTGCTTAAATACCAGTTGAACCAAAACCGCCGTCCGCTCTATCTGTCTCACCAAGATTTTCAACTAACTGAATCATTGGTGTTGCAAAAGGAACGATAAGTAGCTGTGCAATTCTATCATCTGGTTTAATTGTTTGCGGAGAGTCACTATCATTTCTTAAAGCAACAATAACTTCTCCTCTATAATCTGGGTCGATAAGTCCAGGAGTATTAGCAGGTCTTAATCCTCTTTTAGAAGCAAGACCTGACCGCGGAAGGATAAGACCGCAAAGATTAGATTCAAGAGCCATAGCAAAACCAGAGGGAATTTTCAATACTTGACCAGGATATATAGTTAAATCGAAAGGGATTGCCGCATGAATGTCATAGGCGGCCGCGTTCTTAGTTGCTCTAATTGGTACTTTACTATTTGCTCTTGTTAACTTAATCCTCATCCTCTTCTTCTCCTTTTGTGGTGGCAGGCATCTCATCATATCCATACCACAGCTGAATATCACTTTCGGGTTCTTTTTCATCATTGAAATTCTTAGTTAAGCTAACTTTATACCAAGCATCAACTATTTCACCCTTTTGTTTCCGCTCTTTAAACTCACAGTTATATTTCTTCAATTCATAATTCGGATTATGCTTTGAAGTTTCAATCAACTGTTTTGCACTATCTTCTGTATCACATCTATACACTTCTGTGACTGTACATAAATAATTCGCCATAGTATCTATTCCTCTTATTTATTATAAACGATTTTCCAATCATTTGCATTATATTTACTTGAACCAATACTTCTTAATTCTTTTTCAATTCTACTTAAAAAACTTTCATTTCCGAAAAGATGAATTGTATAACCAGGATAAGAGCTAAGTAATTCTGGTAACTGATTCAACGTTGCTCTTTTTTCTGTAGTCACATCATCTGTCACAATATAAACACTATGAAAATATTCTCCAAATGAAGGACTTAATAAAATATCTTTTTTCATACCTCAATTACTCCTTCATCATAATTAAACAGGTAATAGCAATAAGGTTCATCATCTATTCTTAACCAGATTTCCCAAGCTTGATTAGAATCCTCTTCGATTGACAAGATTTCTCCACGATTTTTTAAACAAAGCATTAATTCTTTCGCGGCGACCGCAGGTGGATTCTTGTTAGCTTTCTGGTACAGATGGAATAAAGTATAATCTCTGCGCTCATGACAAAGTAACATAGCATAACCGTCAATTTGCCAATTAAACCAATCTTCTAATTTCATCTGAATACTAGCAAGCTGTAAATCTTTTAATGGTTCACCGATTTGTTGCATAATCTGTTTGTTCATATCATACAACGTTCCGGCCTCCATTGTCATTTCATTATCTTTTTTCCCCATTTATTATATCTCCTCGGCATATTGATTAGGAGAGACAAGAGTTACACCTAATACATCATCAAAATGATGCTCTTTATCAGGAATAAATCTTCCCCACTTAATAATAACTCTCCCGACAGCCGCCTTCTTTATTTTATCAATTAATTCTTCTTTAATTTCGTCTCTTGTATAACCAGTATAAATTACAATATCATCATCACAGTTATATAAAGCAAGTTCTTTTATAATGGTTAACATATCTTCAAAGGTGTCAAAAGGCTCTAAGCCTTGAAAACAAATAGCTTCAGTAATAGGATTATGTATATATTGTTGAATAAGGTATTCCTCATCAACTGCTAAGGTTTCTGCAATAGCAAGAGAAGAGTTCTGACAAACCTTTTGCCCACATTCTCTATCACATTTAAAATCACACATCGGCATTTCAATTGTCATACAAGGCTTTTTATAATTTACAAAATCTTCCCAAATAATTCCTTTTACTCTTATCATTATTTGCCTTTCTTTATATCATTTTTTCTAATAGGGTAACTATCTTTTTCTCTTTTAAAGTTAGTCCCTCGGTTTATTTGATAAACATTTCCTTTAGTAATATTATACATATTAGCTATTTCTTGATAAGACATTTTTGTAGTTTTTAATAAATTTTTAATTTCATCAGCTTGCTATTCAGTAAGCTTTTGTTTACCTTTTTTAATCCTAATAGGGTATTTTTCATTTTCAATTTTATGTGTATATCCATGATTTATATCTGCAATAATTTTATCTGTTAAATGATATTTTTTAGCAATCTATCTATCTGATAAAATATTATCTTTTAAATCTTGGATAATTAATATTAAATCTTTATTTTGGACTTTATTACGAGGATGGTTCTAACCATACATTATATGATTAGCACCACCTTCCGCAATATTATAACCGTTTGGAGAAATACTATTATATTCTTTTATTAATCTTTTTTCCTAATTATTATAATCCTATGTCCACTATAATATTTCAAAAGAAAAATTCTATTCCCCATATTTAGTAATAGCTAAATGAATTGGTAGTTCATCATAATGAGTTCTTGCTCTTTGTTTATGCTACCACCATCTTTTATTTGGATGAACGCTTTGTCCAATATAAACTTTATTGTTTATTAAATTAGTAATTTTATAAATAGCTTTTATATCTATGTTGCTATTTGATTGATTTGAGTCCATCGTCTTAACTTCCACTCATCTTTTCTTTCTTTAGCCCATGTTTTAACGGGAGTGTAAAAACCAACTACCCTGCTGTATTCCGTCTCAACGGGCTTTCCACAAACTGGACAGGTGCGTCCATAGAACGCATGATTATCTTCACAAGCTTGGATCTTAGTATTAAAAGCAAAATACGTAACGCCTTGCTCTGCGATGTAGTTGACCATCTTCCAAGCTTTTTCGAAACTATCAAAAGGAGCATCAATATTCGCATGTAAAATGCTTCCGCCATTACAATAGGAGTCAAATAATGCTTGCACCCTTACCCTTTCTTGAAGAGTTGATTGTATACCAAGAGGCATAAACTGATTACCATAGAGCGGCAGGTCATAGATATTTGCATCTGGGTAGAAGAATTTATCTTTCTTCATAAGCTTCGCGGCTGCCGATTCACCAGGGATTTGTTCCGTGTTAATCTTATAATCACAATTATACTTCTCAATAAACGCATCAGCCGTTTTACGCATTGTGTTAAAAATCTTTTCACCAAAGGCGGCCGCCTCATCTGTATAATAAGTATTACCAAACTCATCTTTTCTGGTGTAACCAAAAGCTTTCATCGTCTCATAAATTCCTATAAACCCGATTGTATTATAAAGGTATTGAAAGTCTATGAGTCCATTGGTAAAGTTAGGTAACAATCCCTTATCTACATTTCTTTTGATAATATGTCGAACTGAATCTAAAGCTTGTAAATTGGTTTCGACTCTACGTTCCAACTCGGCTAAATACTCAGATTCACTTGTCGTATCCAAAGCTAATCTGGCAAGATTGATGGTAGATACTTTAACGCTGCCTACTTTAAGCGCCGTGCCACCTATCGAATTAAAATATCCTAAGTCACGTATATCACTTTTCAACCTACAACAGTTACTTAAACTATTGACACTATCGTCAACAAATAAGTTACTGTCACTCCATTTCATATTATGTCTAATTGCCCATTCAGCAAAATCTTCATCTACAAATTTACCTTCTTGACGAAGAAGAGAAATAGTCGAAACAGGGAAGGTAAACATATTTTCTGAGCGGATTTCCGCCATTGTTTCCATATACCATTTTTGAAACTCAATAATTTCTTCTTCTGCGTCAATCATGAAGCTACCATCAGGGAATTCTGCTCCACCAAAGAGTGCTTCAAAATAGGGTCTATCAAAAACAGATGTATTAGTAAATGCGGACTGGGAACCATCACGCACATAAGGCTGATTAACAGCATATATAAATCTCTGAAAACCTTGTTTCGCGTAATATTCACCATATTCTTCTCCGATACCCATGTAATGTTCTTTCATATCTTTGTTCCAGAAATACCACATATACGGAAGGAGGTTTGGTAAACCAACAGCACCAGATGTACGGTTTGCCGCGTAAGAAATAAATTCTTTAATGAAGTCGATAAAGGTAATGTAATGCGCGGCGGGCTTTGCGTTTCTACCTTCAATAAAGTAAAGTCCTTTTTCTGCAAGGTCTTTAAGGTCATATGCAAAACAATATGATTTGAATGTTGACGTGTTGGCATCGTGCATATAAAGCTGACCCATCCATTCCATTCTTAACCATTCATTCGCCGCCTTA